GCCCCTGCAACCCCGAAACCCGAACTGATCGACCCAACTGAAGGAGACGAAACAATGCACGGATGCTGGTACCACCCGAACCCAAAGGACAAGAACACCCGCGTCTACCTGCTGTTCAATGAGACCAGTGGCTTCTATCACGAGTTCTCCAACGGCACCGGTAGGGGCGCTTTGTCGTCTGGCTATGTCAACCCGATCGCCAAGAACTGGGACACGAAGGCTTGGCCTGAGATCACCGCAGCCCACGCCAAGGCCGTCAAGCACGGCTGCGACCTGGTGCGCAAGGGGGCCTGAACATGTGGAAGATCGACAAGACGATTCCCCTGACCGTCCGCCGCTGGATCTACGGGATCGCCACCGCAGTGATCCCGCTGCTCATCGCCTACGGGGTGGTCGATGACAAGACCGCCCCGCTGTGGGTGGCCCTGGTGGCAGCAGTGCTGGTTCCCGGCATGGCGACGGCTGCGACGGTGCCGTCGAACGCCCCAGTGGTGGTCGAGCCATCCGATGATCCACAGCCAGAGGCTGTCGAGAATGGCCCTGCCGTGATCGACGAGGAAGCAGCTCCCAGGCATGCCGCCGATCCGGTGGGGGCCGACTGACATGGCAGAGCCGAAGCTCCCCTCCGAATACCAATTCGGTTTGGTGACGGCCCGGGCGATCCGGGCCGTCGGTGACATGGGGCCAGAGGATGACCCATACCCCGACGGGCCACCAGTCAAGCTTGCCAAAGCTGTGACGTTCACCCCGGCCGACCGGTGGCGTCTGGTGCCCGGTGACCCGTCACAGCGTGTCATCCAAGAGGCGATCGTCGCCGACTTCGATGCCGACGGATATTTGAGCTTGAACGGCCAGCGTGGCCTGTGGCTGTATCGCGGCCTGTGGCATGTGAGGTTCGCCGACGAGCTGGGCTGGGACGGCATCGACATTCAGGTCACCGCCGACCACACCCAGGACCATCCGCTGGACCTGTGGACGGCGGCGGGATTTGTGCCCGCCCCATCGGTGACGGTGACGACCCTGCTGGTGCCTGCCACCGTGGCCGACGGTGAAGTGCTCATCCGTGAGGGCGATCACGTCACCGGTGTGCCCCAGACCCGATTCACCGGCCCGGCTGGGCCACGGGGTGCACGGGGGGAACCCGGGCCACCGGGCCAGCCGTCGACATTCACCGGGGCGGGCCGGGGCCGACCGGACATGCCCGACACCCTCGACGCCGCCGGGCGCAGCTGGGTGGCATCCGCACCGGTGGGTGCCGTGTGGTGCTCCACCGATGGCGCCGGGGTGGGCGCATGGCAGTGGCAGAAACTCCCGTCCGGATGGGCCGTGTCGATGGGAGACACCGGGGTCGTCAACCAGACCAGCAGCCCGGCGTTCATCTCCGCACTCACGTCGCCGGACGGCACCCTGCAGCTGTCCTCCGATGCCTTGATCACGGCGCGGCGCATCGGCTCGCTGGTGATCCTCAACACCACCTTGAAGCACACCCGGAACGTGTCGTCGGTCACCGCCGCGGGGATGCCTCAAGGGTGGCGTCCTCGCATCGCCTGTTCCACACCGGCGCTCACGGCGTCCAGCAGGGACGTGTGCAGGCTGTTCCTCAACTCCCACGGAAACAGGTCATCCATGACTGGTGATGTCGTGGACAATCTGGAGGTGCATGCCGTGTTCGACACGGACGATCCGTGGCCGACCAGCCTCAAATGATCCCCTGACCCCACCGAGGATCACTTCCCCCGGGATGCCCATTCGGGTGTTCCGGGGGTCTTTTCGTGTCTCTGGAGGCAGTTTTGCAGCGTCCGGATCCTCTACAAATCCTCTACAGCTTTTTCGATGATCGGTGTTTGCCCTAGTCAAATGGGCATAGAAAGCTCCCCCGACTGGACTCGAACCATCAACATACTGGCTACCGAGGATGTATCGCGATCCCCTGCCTGACTAGGAGAAACGCTCTCTGGCTAGGGGTGATGCGGCGCGTCTCGGAAATCTCACGGTAGTGAACGAGGGGAACAAAGTGACTAGAATGGTGTCAGATCCTCTACAAATCCTCTACAAAGTTCCGGGAAGCACATGCCACGCCGACCCACCTTCCGACGCCGCTCCACACTCGGCACCATCTGGCAGCACGGCAAGCGCTGGCAGGCCCGATACGAGCATCATGGAACCTCGCATGTCCCCGGACGTGGATTCACCACGGCAAAGCTGGCAGACGACTGGCTGTGTGACGAGCAACGCCTCATCGACCGAGGCGAGTGGACACCACCAGCAGACCGACGACACACCATCCAGATCGACTCCACCACCTTCCGCGACTATGCATCGCGTTGGATCGACGCGCGCCTCAAGAAAGGCCAGCCGCTCGCAGAGGCGACGAAACACGAGTACCGCCGCTACCTCAACTACCTCGGTGACATCGGCGACGAGCCGCTGGCGGGAACCACACGCGACGACTGGCGCGGATGGTACGACGATCTGTGCCCAGACAAACCCGTCCAGCGAGCCAGAGTGTATGCGTTCGTGTGCTCCGTGCTCGCCTCGGCAGTGGATGACGAGCTGATCCCTGCCAGCCCCCTGAAAATCAGGGGCGCCTCCCGGGCGGTCAGCGACAAAACCAACCTGCGCCTGCCCACCGCCGCCGAGATCGACACCATCGCCGACCACATGCCACCCGACACCAGACTCGCCGTGCTGCTGGCCGCATGGTGTGGGCTGCGCGCCGGCGAGATCATCGCCCTGCAGCGCCGCGACATCGACTTGGAGGCCCCGTCGGTGACCGTGGCCCGGGCCGCCTCCAGAGCCGGGGTCCAGTGGATCGTCAAAGCCCCCAAATCCGAGGCAGGACGGCGCATCGTCCCCATGCCCGGCTTCCTCGTCGCCGAGGTACGCAAACACCTCGACACCTACACAGGCATGAGACAGGGAGACTGGGTGTTTCCCGCCGACGATGGCGGCATGCGTACCCATGCCGGGCTGATCGGCACCCGAGGTGGACGCTACAAAAACGGTCAGCCGAAATACCCCACCCGCTACTGCAAGGCCATCGATGAGGCAGGGCTGGGATGGGTGACGTTCCACATGCTGCGACACTTCTTTGGCACACAGGTGACATGGCAGGGCGCAGGACCCAAGGATGCCATGACGCTGATGGGGCAATCCACCATGTCTGCGTGGCAGCGCTACCAGCACACCGACCCGCAGCGGCAACGCGAACTGGCCGCCGCCCTGGACCAGCTGCACACCGGCGACACCACCACTGCTGCCCCGGAGTTTTCGGGTGACCTGCTGGGGCGTCTCACACCCGGCCAGATCGCCGCCATGATCGACACCCTCAGCGACGACGAGGCCGCCGAAATACTGGCAGGGCTACCCCCGGAACGCCTCGCAGACATTTGGCGGGCAAGACGAGAATAAAAGAAAAGGCCCGCACTTCTCAGTGCGGGCTATATGGTTTTCTCAAACCATATACACTTTTCTCCCCGTGCGCCTATTTCGGGATTTCTGCCATATCTATGAGCAGGCTACGGACAGTATAGCACGATACTCACCTGTTCAGTATGGGAATTTCGGAGCGTTGCACCTGCCCTTGGACACCACCAGACGTGTCCTCAACGGCAACCCACCGCAGGTCAGGATTATCGGTGCCAGCGAAGGAGAATGCCTTTTTGGCTATATCTTTTGCCTCATCCTTCGACAGGGACTCCTGCACATGAACGGTGACGACGCCATCGGCAGTGTCTCTCACTTCATTGATGACACATATCCAATTCACCTCGCCGCAAGCATCGGTGAACCTCTTGTACCCAGAGTTGGCAAGAATCGACTTCTGCACATCCTTGGCCAAATGTTTCTCGGGGGCCGGCTTCTGAGTCTCCTGCTTCTCCTGACTCGCAGCCCGAGGGTGGGGTGTGCGGTGCTTCCTGGCAGACGCCGTGGCCCGAGGCGCATCACTGCTCGTGTCATCCTTGCCACCCTGACAGGACACGATGACGGCAAGGAGGATGACCACTGCCACGATGGCGCCGATGATCCTCGTCAACTTGGTGGCCTTCTGCTTCTCTTCCGGTGACAGCTGGTCGTAGGCCTCCTGATTCCTCCGCGCCCGCTCCTCTCGGCGTTCTCGGCGCTCCTGTGACTTCTCGCGTTTGGCGGCATCCTCCTCGGCGCGCTTCTCGCGTTTCATCTTGTCCACCTCGAGGCGCTTCTGCTGTTCCTCGAGCTTCTTCATACGGCGGCGATGTCCCATGGTCCTGTCTTTCTCTATGCCTCTATGTAGAGGTCAGGCGTATTCCACGTGTGGTAGATGGTTGGATTCCTCGTCGTTGAGGTTGGAGAGCCGGTCGGTGAGGACATCCTCGGTGACCCACAGCTCATCGGAGGCGGTGGCCATATCGACACCACCGGCCAGCGTAGAGACGATAGCGTCGATGTCTGGCAGGAGACGCCGGGCTGTCACATCACGGACACGCTGCTCGGATGCCCACGTCACATCAGACACCAGACCCAGGTCGATGTGGACGAGTTCGTGGGCAAGGGTACAGCGGCGCTCCCGGATGGTGAGGCCGGTGGCGATCCAGATTCGATGCCCGTCGGTGGCACCCAGCTGTCCTGGTGGCAGGCCGCCCCAGCACAGGTCGAGTTGGGGCCGGGCGGTGAGGTCGGCCCACGGGTTAGGCAGGATCATCGCCCCACTCCTTCTCCATGCGCTCCCGCTCGGTGAGATGGCCAACATCATATGCCGCCATCTTGCTGAAATTGGGAGATTCCGACTGGTTGGGCAGGCGACTGATCTTCGAAGAATCGTCATCCCGCAATGCCGCATTGATCTGCAGCTGTGGATCCATGCCCATCAAGTCGTGACCGTCACCGCTGGTAGCCGTGCGAGCCAGATCGATGGGGTCCTCGACCCCGAGGGCATGGGCCAGAGGAATGAAAATCTCAGGCGTCAGAGTATCGATCCCTTGGCATGCGGCTGCCACATCACGCCGATTTAATCCAGCTGCATCAGCGACATGATCTAAGCCGCCATGCGATGGCAAGGCTTGAGTGAACCATCCAGCGATAAAGCGGGTGCCGATCTCCACGTTTTCAGGTTCTGCCGTGTCGAGGATATGAGCGACCATCCCATCGTTGAGCAGCACCCCGGGGTCGAGATCGAGGGCATGGCACAAAGCGAGGAGGGCTTCCAGAGTGATTGCCTGTTCGCCCTTAAGGCTGTAGAGGACGCCACTCTTGGAGAGTCCGGTGCGTTCCGATAGATCGTCGTATGTGAGCCCGGCCTGCTCGCGCTTCGTCTGGAGTGCAATCGCGATGTAACGCGTCGCAGCGCCAACAGCCTTACGTCTAACCATGTGTCTAGAGTCGCAAAATTAGGTCTGATATGTCAACTCAGGTCTACATGTTGTGCTTGGTCTAAAAAGCGACTATGGTTCCTTCCATGAACCCCAACTTAGACACCAGAGAGCTGGCAGCAGCAGAGATTCGCGCCGCCGTAGCTCGCAAGGGAATCCCATACGGAGAGCTATCCGAGAAGACGGGCATCGAACGCACCGTCCTATCTCGCAAGATGCGAGGCAGTACCCCCTTCGGCATTGAAGAGGTCATCTCCATCGCTCAGGTCATTGGTGAGCCACCTATGGCCCTCGTTAACGCAGCCGCCTACTCGGCCATCTCATCTCAGAACGGAGCAGCAGCATGACCAGTAACATTCAGCCATTCACCTACGAGGATCATACGGTCCGCGTCGTCACCATTGACGGTGAACCGTGGTTCGTTCTCGCCGACCTGTGCAAGGTGCTCGACCTATCTCAGCCTCACCGAGTCGCAGCCCGGCTTGCCGGTGACATGAAGGGTCGTACTCGGATGACGACCCCTGGCGGGGACCAGGAAATGACCATCGTGTCTGAGGCGGGCATGTACGAAGTCATCATCCGATCCGACAAGCCCGAGGCGGCAGCGTTCCGCCGCTGGGTCACCTCGAAGGTTCTCCCCTCGATCCGCAAGCACGGCGGCTACCTCACCGATCAGAAGATCGAGGACATCCTCGACAACCCGGACACGATCATCCAGCTGGCCACCAAGTTGAAATCCGAACGTGCCAAGCGCGCCGCCTTGGAGAAGCAGGCCGCCATCGACACCCCCAAGGCCAGATTCGCCGACGCCGTGTCCGCATCACACACATCCATCCTCATCGGCGATTTGGCGAAACTGCTACGTCAGAACGGCTACGAGATTGGCCAGAACCGGCTGTTCGAGATGCTGCGCCGCAACGGCTACCTGTGCAGCGCCAAGGGCGGCTTGTGGAACATGCCCACCCAGAAGGCCATGGACCTCAACCTGTTCGAGGTGAAGGAAACCACCATCGTGCATTCCGACGGCCACGTGTCGATCTCGAAAACCACCAAGGTCACCGGCAAGGGCCAGGTGTATTTCGTCACCCGTTTCCTGGATGGTCGGCTCCCCAAAGGCATCAACGACGAGGAGGCGGCATGAGGCTCCCCTGGCGTCGACATCGCGACAATTTTGAAGAGGATGCAACCGGCCTGCGAATACACGAACCGCGATTCAGCTGGTTTCAATTGTATGGGCAAGCTCAGCGGGGAAGCGACGGCGAACCTGTTGTGTATCCGTGGGATCAAATCCCGGCGGCCGGCGATCCACGTCTGCCAGTACTGACCCGAGATAAAAGCGGGCACCTGTTCGCAGTGACATGGACCGCCGTGTCGGGCTGGGTCTATATCGCGGCTCCAGCCACGCCTCGGTCCAACGGTCTGGTGGGGCAACCATGGTGACCTCGACCATGCCTCCCGCTGGGATGACACCTGCCTCGAAGACGGTAAACGGACGTGAAGCATCGGCATGCCATCGACGTGTTTCAACACCATACGCAGGGGCGTCTCCACAGTTCACCAGCTGGAGACGGATAACAGCGACGTCCTGCGATCTCACATTCCAGACATCGACACCGACGCCCTGTGTCACATATCCATCGACAAGCCATTTCACCTGGCCTCGCTGCCACCACTGCAACCACCAGTTGACGAATACAGAGGCCACCGACACAACGGCTGCCACCAAAGCAACCCACGTCTGCCAATTCATGACGACATCACATCACATGGAAAAAGGGGAATCCATCATGACGTACAGCAAGGTGAACTACCACCTTACGTCCGCTTCCCACGGCAACGAACTTGCCAAGGAGGCATCATGAACCGCGAGGAAGCCGCAAACAGTCTCAATACAGCATACGACTCCATCGACCGAGTGTTCGACGAGTTGTTTTTTAAACACGACAGCCAGACTACACAGGATGTCGTCTACCTGATGAGCAGCATCCTCGACCTCATCGAACTTGCACAATCCATGGTGGAGCGCGTCTCCGACGAAACATGGCAGGAGACGCCATGAAAACCAAGGCACCAACCTTCGCCGAGGAGCTGGCCGACGAGTATGGCCGGTGGATGACCTACACCCAGGCGGCGAAAGAACTCAACTGCTCCGCACGCCATCTGCGCCATTTGACGGAGCGTGGACAGCTGGCCTGCTGGACGATCGGTGACACGCAGGCGTTGAGGCTGAAAACGGCAGATGTGGCCGCCCTGATGAGGAGGGTCGCCTGACGTGCTTAACGGATACGCATCCGACATCGTGTTCACCGTCGTGTGCCTTGTTGCTTTGGCTATCGCATTGAAGCACACCGACTGACCTGAAATCAAAAACCTTTCATACCCCTACAGGGGTGCCTTCAGTGCACCCAAAAACGGAGAAATCATGCACGCATACAAGGATCATTGGACCGCCGAATACATGTACCAGATACGACACATCTGCAATCGGATTGGCGATCTTCAGGTGGCAATAGAGAAGCTGCAGTCCGACCTGGATTACGACAATCCCGGCGGCGCATCGAAGAATTTGGAGGAGTCCTGCCTGCTGCTCGGGGTTGCCCTGGAGGAGCTGCACCGGGTCGACCGGCATGTGCGCAGGGTCATCGACGCCATCTCTGGGGAGGCGTGATGAGAATCAACCCCTGCCGGCTGCTGACGGTCGTGTTTGCCGTGTGTGGTCTGGGTGAGTGTGTCGTCGGTTTGGCTGGCTGGTTCAACGACCTGCCTCATGCACTGGCCACCGCCTTGTTCTGCACCCTGGCGGCCGCCTGCAGCCATCTGCTGGACCCTGCGAGGCTGCCATGACGGAAGTACTGCACACGGTTGCCCAGTCCGCCCAGATTCACGGTGTGCCTCGGGAGAAGCTGCGGACGGGTATCCGCCGTGGCCGTCTCACACAGCACGGCACCACCAAGGACGGGGAACCTCTGGTGGCGTCATCCGAGGTGGCCGCCTACCTCGGCTCCCGCTGGGCACGCACCGACCATCGCCACGACGACCTGTGGGCACAGGCGGCGTGCCGCAAACCCGGCATGGACCCGGAAATGTGGTTCCCCGACGACGCCGACGTGGACACCCAGAAT